AAACAATCGGTTGATGGAACTTACAACGCATCGTTAAAAAAAACATCAATAACGGTATACAGCAGGGCAAAGCCTAGCAAATGAAATACCCAAAGCACCAATACATCCGAAGCCCTGCGTTGTTACGCAATGCGCGACAAATCCCGTGCCAACATTGCGGGGCTGACGATGGAACAGTGGTGGCAGCACACACTAATTGGGGTGGCGGCAAGGGACGAGGCATCAAAGCCAGCGACAACCTTATTGCATCGCTTTGCTTTACGTGTCATGCAGAATTGGATCAAGGCAAGACCATGACCAAAGAGCAGCGGCAAGAAATGTGGCATAAAAGCCATGTCAAAACCGTGAACAAACTGGTAACATTAGGTTTATGGCCTGACAATGTGCCTAAAGGACAGCTATGAAATTTAGCGTTGAAAAAAAATCAGACCCTGTAATGCAGTTCACTATGTGTTTGCTACATAGCGTTACAAACGCACACATTTTGCATTTGACCACCACAAGCTATGCAGAGCATAAGGCGCTGGGCACGTATTACAGAGAAGTAGCTGATCTTGTGGATGGGTTCATTGAGGCATTTCAAGGCAAATACGGACTATTGCATGATTTCACAGCTGATTACGAATTGCCGGGACAGCCAGTGGAATACCTGACTTACCTCAAAGACGAGGTGGCAACATTGCGTAAAGCTGAGAAGTTCCCTCAAGACAGCGAACTCCAAAACATTGTGGATGAGATTGCCCAACTAATTGACTCAACCCTTTACAAACTGCGATTCCTCAAATGAAACTGAAAATACAGTACAAACCAATACAAGACCTGATTCCTTACGCAAGAAACAGTCGCACACACAATGATGCTCAAGTCGCGCAAATAGCGGCATCAATTAAGGAATTTGGTTGGACAAACCCCGTATTGCTTGACGGGGAAAACGGCATTATTGCTGGTCACGGACGGGTTATGGCGGCACAAAAGCTAGGCGAAAGCGAAGTGCCGACCATTGAACTTAGCCATATGGACGACAACCAAAAACGCGCATACATCATTGCTGACAACAAATTGGCATTAAACGCTGGTTGGGACAATGAAATGCTGGCGCTTGAGGTGGCAGACCTTAAAGACGCAGGGTATGACCTTGGCCTGACAGGTTTTAGCTTGGACGAAATTGCCGCATTAAACGGCGACATTGACGTTGAAGAAGATTTTAAAGAGCCAATTGACGAAAGCCGCAATTTGCTCATGATTGAATGCCAAGGCGAGCGCGAATTGGAAACGCTTTATGAGGAAATGCAACAAAGGGGCTTTGAATGCAAAATTTTAAGTTAACCCTTGCCTCGCCTGTAGCCACATCGTTTCGAGCAACAAAGGCGGCAAATAGCCTTGACATTGATGCCGAGAAGAAATCGGTGCATCATTTTGAGGTGCAAGCGGATTTGGATAGCCCATTTAACATTGGTTTGATTGTGGGCGCATCAGGTAGCGGCAAAACCACATTGGCTAAGCATATATATGGCGAAGAATGCTTTAAAGAGATTTTGGAAATGACGAAGCCCGTCATTGACCAATTCCCGGCATCAATGACATATGACGAATGCGCGGCAATGCTGTGTGGCGTTGGATTGACAGCCGTTCCTTGTTGGATACGACCCGCATACACATTGAGCAATGGTCAACGGGCACGTGCTGAATGTGCGTTGCAAATGGCCCGTGATGACATTCCAATGATCGTCATTGATGAATGGACCAGCGTTGTGGATAGGACTGTTGCCAAGGTCATGTCGCATTGCATACAGAAACACGCACGTAAAACAGGCAAAAAGATCGTGCTGTTGTCGTGCCATTACGATGTGCTTGAATGGCTTAACCCTGATTGGGTCATTGACGCTAATAAGCAAACGTATGAAAACCGGAGGTTACTTTGGCAAAGCTATCAACGCACCGAGCAACTCAAGTTTGAAGTCTACGAAACCGACCGCAGCACTTTCAGCGGCATGGTTTTGGAATAAGCGCGGCTTGAACAAAGAAGCCGATGCAAAAGATTACACCGCCATGACCAAGAAGATCAATGGCGGCGTGATCGGTTTAGATGACCGTATCAAGCACATCAATCATGTGCTGGAAGTTTTGTCTTAACGCTCAATTCCTTGCAGGCGGTCTGCAACAAGTTGAGCGTAACCAGCAATGTCAATCCAACTGTCTGCATAGTTTGGATCGCCGTTAACAATACGAGCCATCTTGTGGCAAATCATGTCTAAGGCTTCTTTGTGATCGTCTTCAAATTCCGTTTTATGTTCGCTTAGTGCGTCATTGATGACATATTTTAATCTTTGTGAAATGTTTGCATGGTTTCTAAATATTCCATACCGCTTGCCACGTTCTTCAAGGATTTCTGTAATCATCACGACTCCTTCACAAACACGCCATCTTTGTTGAGATAGCCCTTGCGATGTTCAATGACCTTGTAAGCGTTATAGAAGCACTGGCGAACGTCTAGGTCAGTCAAGACCCCTACGTTAACCAGTGTGACCATCACATCACCAATGGCATCAGCAATTTCTGCTTTGTCATTCTTGGCGATAGCTACCAACAACTCACAGGCTTCTTCCACTGTCTTACTGGCTTGGCCTAGAGCTGTACCGTTTTCGTAGATGCCACGGGCTTTTGCCCATTCCATCACAGCAAACTCTGTGCTGCTGAACGATTGTGTTTCTTTCATCAGTCAGTGCCACCAACTTCCATCGGCTCTTGCTGCTCTTGAATTTGCGAGCTTGCTTCCGATTGAATTGCAGTAATGATTTGATGAACTTCTTGGAATGGGCGTGTACCCAAATATTGAAGAACGACATTGACCAGATCGGTCGAGAGGTGAGATGTTTAGGCATAAATTTACTCCAAGTTAAAAGGGAAGATCGTCATCCATGTCTGCAAAGCCGCCAGAATTACTTGGCTGTGGCGCTTGCTGACGCTGTTGAGGTTGTTGTGCTTGCGTGGCTTCACGTTTTCCACCTTGCAATGCAACGTCATTGACGCGAACGTCTGTGCTGATCTTTTCAACGCCGTTCTTGTCTGTGTACTTGCGCTGGCTCACGCTGCCTGTAATGGTAACAGCTTGACCCTTGGTAAGGTACTGCGCCAATGACTCAGCACGTTTGCCAAACAACTGGCAATTCCACCAGATAGCGTCCTTGTCTTTGCCTTGACTGTCGGCAATGGAAAAGTTTGCTACGGGGTCACCGTTAGGCAAGAACCGTACTTCAGCGTCACGACCAAGTTGACCAGCGACTGTCAGGTTATTCATAGATTTCCTTCATGCTCTTTCGAGATTTGTTTGATGATTTGTTCATAGAACTTGTTTGCCTCCTCTACCTTCATTTTTATTTTGTCTTCAAGCGCCTTGTCACGCTTGTAAAGAACTCTTGTAACCCGAAGCTCGGGTGTGATGTGGTCAACATTATGGATTGCTGGATTCTCGTAACCGATCAAGTGTTCAGGCGTGGACACCAAGCAGTAGTCAATCTCAAACTCATCCATGTCCCACAGCATCATGTAGGCGCGACCTTGCCACTCATACGTCTTGTCTTCACCTTGCGATGCCAGCACAGGGAATGTAGACAGCGACCAAGATGACTTGATGTCGTGGATTCTGTTGTTGCCAACAATGTCGCATTCACCAGTGATCCAATCATTGGTCTTGCGCTCAGTGTTTTTGACAAAGGTTGTGAACAGCACAGAGTTGAGCAGTTCAATAGACTGATCTTCCACCTCAAGACCCTTGGTCATGTACTTTGAGGTGATGATTTCGTCATAGCCGTAGATGAACTCCTTGGCTTGTTTAATGATGGCTGTCTTGGCGCCAACAGACAAAGTTTCGTCTTTGCCTTTTGGGTCAGTCATAATTTCCGCAAGGGATGATGCTCTAAATTTAAGCATTTGCCAAAGCCTGTAACAAAGCAGCTTCTTGTTCTGCTGTCAAAGTAAAGGTGTCACGCAGTTGCTCAACCGTGTATTCCTTTGCAATGATTTTCTTTACTGCGTTATCAAACCTACTGTTGGTCAGTGTTGGTTTTTTAATATCTTGCGGTGCTTGGTCAGGATCGTTGTCGCCTTCTGTAGGGATAGAAAACGCCATCAACATTGCATACTTGTGAGCCGCTGACATTGCTTTGTTGGTCGCTTTGTCGCCTGAATCCATTGCTTCACCATAACTTTTTACGGTGTGTTTTGTTCCATCTTCACTTGAAACAAAGTCAAATTCAGCTTCAACTGTGACGTAGTGCATTGAGCCGCCACTTTTGGTTTCGGCCAATCTAAGATCGCGTGAAAGGATGCGAGGCAAAACACAAAGATTGTTTTCTGCAAGGATTGATGACAACACGTTGTAAACGTCATCAATGGATCGAAACTTGTAGCCTTGAGCTTGGTTTTTACGATCTTTGCCAATGCCTTGCTTTGCAAGTTCAGCTTGGACTTTATTAATTGCTTGATAGACTTTCATTGCACTCTCGTAATTGGTTGAGCCAGAAGCCAGTTTGTACCAAGCCGATGAACAGATCGCGCCCATTTGCGTTGGTAGCTGCGAATCACAGCAGGGGGTGCATCATAAGTCTGAAACAGTCGCCGTGCGTGGCGAAGAAGTGTGATGTTCATGTGAACTCCTGTCTTGTTGAGCCTCCACTGTAATCCAGCCAACAAGAAAAAATAACTAGGACAAACCCCTATATACAAGCAGGTCAACGATGATAATCTTTGCCGGATGAAAACACCAGATCAACACGAACTTGATGCCGCTTGGGAGCTTTGCATAGACGCACTGCAATCCATTCGGAAATACACTTTTGACCCCGGTGACTTTGATGCAGCATCAATTGGGGTGCTGTGCAAAGCCATTGAATTACTCGCAAAGAAAGAAGTTGAAATATGCTACAAGAAAAACAGTTCTATCTAAAGTGCCTTGCTGAAGGACCAGTAAGCCACCGCAAGGTTGCCAACAGGATGGCTGTTAAATTCCAAACATCTCCTGCCGCAATTAAAAATGCCTTGCTGCGTGATGGACTGATTGAGTTGCATGAAAAGAAGCGCAAAGGTCAGACAAACAAATACAACCACTATTACAAGCTGACAGACAAAAAGCTCATGCAAGTCGCTGAAATTGAAAGCGAAATCACGGTAAGCGACACATGGGAAGACGGTACGCCCAAATCTAAGGGCAACGCTTTTGACCTGTCATTGATTAAAAGAAGCATGTTTGACAACCGCGAGGTGGCACGGATGACCCAGAAGTACCATCAGAACAAGCCCATCACCATTTACAGTCGCGCCTGATTGGTGGTATAGTTTTATGAAACATGGCTAGGGTAGCTCCTGAAAAGACGATTCGTTACCGTCCTGCCTATGTTTCTTTCAGTAACGATGACCGACAACGTGAGGTGATATATGCTGTTAAAGCCTAAGAATTGGGCCGTCTTTCAACATTACAAAGACCGCTGCCCACCGTGGATCAAACTCCACCGCGACTTACTCAATGACCGTGTTTTCATGTGCTTGCCACTTGCTAGCAAGGCGCTTGCACCTTTGCTTTGGTTGCTAGCATCAGAATCCAAAGACGGTACTTTTGATGGCTCACTGGATGAGCTTGTGTTTCGGTTGCACATCACACCTAAAGACTATCAAGATGGCGTTAAGCCGTTGATTGATAAAGGTTTTTTTGTTGTTGCTAGTGGAGTGCTAGCAGAGTGCTATCAAGATGCTATCCCAGAGACAGAGGGAGAGACAGAGACAGAGACAAAGAAAGAGGCAAAGAAGAACGCAACTAAAGTTGCTTGCCCCCCCGATGTTGGTTTACAAGAATGGGAAGACTGGCTGTCTCTCAGGAAAGCCAAAAAAGCACCTGTGACCGAAACAGTCCTGAAGTCGGCAAGGAAAGAAGCAGAAAAGGCCGGGATCACCCTGAACGCATTCCTGACCATCTGGTGTGCCCGTGGTTCACAAGGGCTGCAAGCTGATTGGCTGAAGACGAATGAACGACAGACCTTTGCCCAACAAGCTGCCGACATTGCCCGAACAACAGTCCCTGCCCAACACTCTGGTCCTGACCCTGCGCTGCTCAAAATTGAAGCAGACCGCCAAAAGGCCGCACCCATGCCAGCCCACATCCGTCAACAAATCAACCAAGTTCTGAGGAAGCCATCATGAAACGCTTTGTTTTAATTCAAGGCAATCAAATTGGTTTGTATCTTGATGGCAAATTGAATGGTGTTTGGATTTGGCGCGTAGAAGATGGAGAAAAAGCCACGGAAATTATTGAATATGTTCGCTTGCATGGAGATAAGTTATGACCCGCACCTACGCACTTAAACGCCTGTTGGAACACGGGGAGTTGTCCAGCAAGGAAATCGAAGAGATCACCTTCTGGACAACAAAGCAAGTCTGGGCAACCCTCCAGCGTCTGCAAAAGACCGAGGTTGTTCGCAAGTACCCCAAAATGAAATGGGGCTTGATTTCACTTAACCCATTACCGTACTAAGGGTAAACACTGTGGCTTACAGCAGAAAGACAATAGAAAATCAAAGCGATAGGTACATACTTGAACTCAGTGAGGCTAGGGTTTTGTTGTGTACTTATCAAACGCTGAAAAAAAGCGTGTTGACAAAAGAGCGCATCGAATACTTGGAACGCATTTACGGCACTGGTTGTGTAGATCGCATTCGGGGTTACATGAAGAAACTACAAGATGGAGAATTGGAATGAACTGGCCTTTCCCACCACCATCAGGTCCAACACCTTGGACTAAAAAGCAAATCAAAGAGTACGCCAAACAACAGCGTGACAAAGCAGGAGAATCACCTCTATGACACCTTTAATAAAAGAAATGGTCAAGATGGTTTCAGTTGCTAATCTTGATCCTACACAAATGCAATGGTTTGACGTAACTGGTGCAATGAAAGAATATATTGGCTATGACCAACGTATATATTTGTTGCATCCAGCACCTTACAAAAACATGATGCTTTGTGGCTCTACTGAACAAGGTGACTTTATGTTGTCAGTTCTTGCAGAAAAAGAAGCCACGATTGTTACGGGTTGGATTATGAAGCCAACTGGATATAAAGCCCTTGGTTCATTTTTGTTTGCTGAACATGAAGGTGAACCAAAAGTTGGTGAAGTTGATGGGCCGATAGACCCGCAAGATCGTTCAATGATGTGCGCGATTGTGACCATGTTTTACGCATCGCTTGACATGAAAGTGCAAGCGTATGTCCCAACACCCCACAAAGCTAACGCAAGTCGCGCCAAACGTGGGTTAAAGCCACTGTACGACTGGAATACAGTTGTAATTGAACCATCTAAGCCAAAGAACGAGCCACAAGGCGGGACACACGCAACTCCGAGAAGACATCAAGTGCGTGGTCATTGGAGAACATACAAGTCTGGGAAACGTGGTTGGGTCAAGGAATGCTGGAAAGGTGATGCAAGCAAAGGCGCAGTTTTTAAAGACTACAAAATAAAGGAACAAGATGCGATATGCCGCCCGAGTTGACGCAAACCAAGCGCAAATCGTCAGTGCGCTACGTGCTGCTGGCGCTTACGTCTGGATCATTGGCCTACCTGTTGACCTTTTGGTCGGCTTCAACGGTCAGACATTCTTGGTCGAAATCAAGGATGGCCCCAAAAAGGCTTTAACGAGGCTACAGCAAGACTTTTTTGGAAATTGGATTGGTGGTAGCTTGCACCGAATTGATGGCCCTGATGACGCTTTACGCATGATTGGAGTGCTATGACACCTGACATGAAAAGCCGGGATCAGGAGAAGCTTTATCACTCCATCATTGGTCAAATCGCCAAGCAAGCCATGCTGCACGGTAGCCGTTGGACGCAAGAGTCGTGGAAACGATTTTTAATAGATCAGTGGGCACACGAAAGCGGAGAGATGAAGTCCATCAGCAAGATCATGCCAAGCATTGACGGAGAGCGAGTTGTGCAGCTAGGCCATCAAAGCAGACGCTTCACCAAAGAGCAAGCCATGAGCTTTACCGAGTGGCTTATGTATTGGGCCAACACAAACGGGGTGAAGATTGAAGAGCGCCGAGAAGAAGCATAAGGAAGCCGTTGCAAGCCTTGGCTGTGCGCTGTGCCATTACTTGTACGGCGACCACGAACCCGGTCCTGTGGAGCTACACCACCTCCGTGCTGGCGGTTGGGGCAAAGGTGACTACAAGACACTTATCCCGCTATGCGTTGAGCATCACCGTGGCAATAAGGGTTTCCACGGGCTAGGCAGCAAAGGTTTTGTTGAATACTATGACATCACTCAGCAAGAACTGCTTGAGTGGACATTAAACAAGATAGGACAGACATGAACTACACAGCAATTGCCGCAGCAATGCGGTCAGAGATTGAAAACCCCGAAAAGCTATACATGCCAAACAGCCCCGGCGCTTTTGTTCGTGACAGGCTGTTCAAAGAATGCCTGTGGGAAGAAGCAGCTTACTTCTGGGGTTGCTATTGCGCTCGTACCTTTAGCAGCCATGAACTAAACGAACTGTTTATTGAACTTCAAGCACTTGCCGCCAACGAGAAGATGCCTGACTGGGGCACAAGGGGTACATGATGAGCAAAGAAGCAATGAAGCTGGCGCTGGAGGCGTTGGAAAACAGCGTTGATCTGGTGTCCCATGAGGCGCGTAACGCTGAAGAACTGTATGGGAAGTACCCATCAAGGCTTGCGCGGATTCAAGGTCTTGTGGCTTTTGAAGTGGCGCATGAAAAAGCTATCACCGCCCTGCGAGAAGCACTGGCAGAGCAGCCAGCACAGCGCACATGGGTTGGGCTGACGGAATCCGAGAAAAGTGCAGCCTTGTATGACAAGGATGGCATGACGCTTGACTATGAAGATTACGCCGAAGCCCTCGAAGCCAAACTCAAGGAGAAGAACACATGAAGACCGTAATTGAAATGGCGCGGGAGGCTGGGTTGGTAGGTGGGCCGGTATATGCGCGAGGACTTGAACGCTTTGCCGAGCTTGTCCGTGCTGACGAGCGTGAGGCGTGTGCGAAGGTGTGTGAATCTTTCCAGCAAGACCCCTACGAAGAGCTGCTTTACAAATCAGATTTTGCCGCCGCCATCCGAGCAAGGGGCAACACATGAAGCAACTTGTAAATCACCCAATGGTGGTAGCAGTTATTTTTTACCTGATCGGCTACATGGTGGGGAAGACATGAACGAAGACGAAGACAAACCAACCCCGGCTGACGGGCAGTTGATCTGGGTGGCGCTGGCATTCATCGCCTTCATGCTGACACTTTTAACCATCAGGAGCTGCGTATGAACGAGGCATTTGGAAACATTGGGTTTTATACATCGGGGCCGTGGCACTACCGTGAAGGTCACAACGGAGAGTTCACCATCAGTTGTGAGTCTGGTGGATTTGCACCGTTAGCGCGTGTTAAAGGCGACAAGCGTTCTACGCTTAAGGACGCCAAAGCAAACGCATGTTTGATGGCCGCTGCCCCTGATCTTCTTGCGGCGCTGTACCTCATGATGAACAGTTGCTACGACCCTGACCGGAACGACGAAGCGGTCCAAGCGTTTGACGCGGCGCGTGATGCAATAGCCAAAGCAGAGGGGTTCAAATGAAAACCGCATTTCAACTGGTTGAAGAGCATGGCTTGACCCTGCATGGGGACATCGAGCACTTTGCCGAGCTTGTCCGCGCTGATGAGCGCAACGCAACGCTAGACGAGATCGCCAAGAAGATCGAAGCCATGCCATTCGGTGACACTGCCGCTAGCTTTGCTGTGTGGATTCGGGAGCAGAAGGCATGATTTTGTCCCAAGGAAAACTGGCTGATGGTCTGGTTGATGACCTGCTTGAAGCCATTCACAAGTATGACGAAACGCTTTACATGGCAACCGTCATTGGAGTGCTGGAGCTTGTGAAGCAGCAGCTTATCAACGAATCGGTGGAGAGCGCAGATGACGAAGACTGAATGCCAACACCGCTGGGAGCCGACCACATTCGGCATCAAGTACCGCAACCCGGGCAGCTACTGGTATCAGTGCAAACGCTGCAACAGCGTGATCTGGACAATACTTTTGGAGAAGAACAGTTGACAACAACCAACAAGGGAGTGCTGGTAACCAAAGCATGGGAGGCGCTGCATGAGTTCGGAAAGATCACTGCGCAGGAGTTTGCAGACTACGCAGACATCGGCAGGTATGACGCACACGCTGTGCTTAACCGCATGAGCAAACGCACCAAGGATGGACTCAAGCGATTGCACGTGGCCGACTGGGCATATGAGCATGACGATGCAAGGCGCTACCCTCGCGCCATCTACAAGATCGGTGACAGGCCGGACAAGCTAAGGCCCAAGCCCAACATCACCGCCAACAGGCGCAGACATGAGCAAAGCAAGAACAAGATGTACCGAATGAACAGTGTGTTCAACATGGCGATGACCAGAGACAAGATCAGGGAAATAAGGAA